CGATCCCCCCACCGCCGGGGAATTTACCTTTACGGCAGATACTGTCCCCGCTGGAGTGTCCGCCGGGCAGTATTTCCTTGTGTGCGGGTCTATCTTTAACGACGGCGTGCACAAGGCGGGAGACGGAGACCTTACCCCGGAAACCTTCACCGGCACGGTGCAGCCTATGCGCGTCCCTCCTGATTTTGTGGCGCTTGCCCAGAAGATCACCGACTACGATGCAGCCACCCCCGGCGGTGGGCGCTATGTTTCCCAGTCCTTCAACGGCTGGAGCGGCACCATGGCCACCGGCACGGACGGCTTGCCCGCAGACGGCTGCACCCACTACCGCCGGGAAATCAACCAATGGAGGAAACTGTAATGCCTGTAAACGATTTCACTAAATTCACCGTGATGGAGAATTTCACAAAGAAGTTCTGCTTTATGGTCAAAAAGCTGGTATCGGACGGCCTGTTTGGCTCTACTACCACATGGGAGGACGGCATGGAGTTCCTTGCCATCGAACGCCATGACCAGACCATTGAAGCACAGCAGGCAGAGCAGCAGGGCACGGCATCCACCTACTCCCTCTATGTGGATAAGGACATCAAGCTGTCCCCCTTCGACCGCATCAAGCGGCTGGACGATGGGCAGACCTACGAGGTTACCACCGCGAGCAGCGACAAGATTTCCCCCGCCGAAAGCCAGATGAATCTTGCCGTTGTGCAGTGCAAAAAGGTGGTGCTTTCCTGATGGGCGCAGAAGAAGCCATTACCACGGCGCTGAACAGCTTTTTTACGATGTTCGATGTTCCTGTATACCCAGAGGATTCCGTGCCGCCGGGCTCTTCCCTACCCTATATCACGGTGAAGCTGGTCATTCCTAAGGGATTTGACGAGAGCAGCACCTTCCATGCGCGGCTGTGGTATCCGGTAGACGGCGGCAAGCTGCCCCTCATCCGCAAAGCCGATGAAATCCGCGCTGCCATTGGCGATTGGCTTACCATCGAGTGCGAGGGCGGCGCAATTCTTTTGTGTGCGGGCAATCCGTGGGCGCAGCCTATGGGCAACCCGCCGGAAAAATACCTGTGCACATACCTTATTTTTGACGTCACATCCTTTGTGGTGTGAGAAAGGATAACACATGAACAAAATGTATCATGCCATTTCGGCAGATGCTTTCAAAAAGCTTCAGTTTCAGGCCGGTGCACTGCTCAAGAAGTTCGACCCGACGGGCGCTACCCCCATTGCAGCGGAGGATATGATCTGCCTGACTTCCGGCGGCATCACCGTCAGCTGCAAGCCCAACGCCATTGATCTGGGCGATGGTCTGGACGAGGTGCCCGAGAACACTTGGCAGTTGAAGCACATCACCAATTGGGATTGTGGCCTGTCTACCACCTGCATGACCGTGAGCGCCGACACCATCAAGCTGGAGTTGGGCGCTGCAGACGTGGAAACGGAAACCAACAAGATCACCGTGCGTGAGGATTACAAGGATGCGGACTTCCAGGATATCTGGTGGCACGGCAATCTGATTGGCGGCGGCTATGCTGCGGTCAAGCTGATGAAGGCCGTGAGCGATGGCGGCCTTGAACTGAAAACCACCAAGGACGGCAAGGGCAACCTCAACCTGAGCCTGAAGGGCCACTACGACATGACCGACACCAGCAAGGTGCCTATGGAGTTCTACGTCAAGGAGGCAGAGTAATGATCCTTACCATCAATCTTGACCCCGTGGAAGCCCTGCCCAAGCTGTATGACGCGGTGGACGGCATCACCCGCATGATCATGGACGCAAAGGACAACGTGGATAACCCGGAGACCAAAGCCGCCCGGGAGACCATTGTTGCCAACGCCATGAAGCTGCTGGGTGCAGAGCCTTCCGAAACCGCAGAGGGCAAGAAAAAGCTGACCCCGCGCGAGTTTGCGCTGGCTGCGCTGGACTTTATCAAGCCCCTGATGAAGCTTGACCCGCAGCGCACCATGAACGCCCTACACCAGCTGTACACGCTGGAAAAGGGCGAGAAGGACACCCTGCCCAAGGCGTTCACCGCGCTTACCAAGTCCGTGATGCAGGAGGACATGCAGGATTTTTTGTCATCGCTGGCCGACTTGAACGGCCTGAGTTTTGGCACTACCTCTGCCGAGCCGACCTCCAGCATCTCCGCGCCTACGGAATAAAGTATTTCGTCTGGTTCGTCATCAGCGAGATGCGCGAACGCCACCGCACAAAGGCATACCAGCTTTATACGGCTGATATGCTTTTTCTTTGTGCTGTATCGCTGGGGCAGCAGGTGGAGCAGTCCTTCAGCGAGATCATGGCAGAGTACGACAAGCCGCTATCCCAGCGCCGCCACGAGACCACGCTGGAAGAAGCGCAGGCGTGCTGGGAAAAGACGCTTGCAGACAGTAAAAAAGCCGCAGAGCAGAACGGAGGTGGTGAGACCTGAACATTTTCAATTTGATGGCCACTTTGGGGCTTGATACCTCCGAGTATGAGCAGGGCATCGAGCAGGCCCAAAAAGAGACGCAAAGCGCCGCAAACTCGCTGAACCGCAGCGCAAACACCGCCGGGAGCGGCGTTTCAGGCATGGCAAGCCAGTTTGCAGCAGCCAGCGCAAAAGCAACTGTCCTTGCAAATATGCTTACCTCGCTCGGAACAAAGGCGGTAAGCTTTGCAAAGGGCTTTGTGGAGATGGGCATTTCTTATAACGCCCAGATAGAAAAGTACACCACCGGCTTTACCAATATGTTGGGCAGCGCACAGGCCGCGCAGGAAGCCATGCAGGCCATTCAGGAGGACGCAGCCCGCACCCCGTTTGACGTGGCGTCTCTGACGCAGGCAAATCAGCTGCTCATCAGCGCGGGCGAAAACGCCGCGTATTCCCGCAAGGTCATCAATGCACTGGGCGATGCCGTTTCTGCCACTGGCGGCGGTAACGCCGAACTATCCCGCATGGCTGCAAACCTGCAGCAGATCGCAAACGTGGGCAAGGCTGCAACGATAGACATCAAGCAGTTTGCCTATGCGGGCATCAATATCTACCAGATTTTGGCAGACTACACCGGCAAATCGGTGCAGGAAGTCCAGAAGATGACCATCAGCTACGACCTTCTTTCGCAGGCGCTTATAGCCGCCAGCGAGGAGGGCGGGCGTTACTATAACGCCATGGACACCCAGAGCCAGACCATGAACGGGCGTATATCCACCCTGAAGGATAACGTCAGCCAGCTGGCCGGACTTATGACCGGCGACCTTTCCTCCGGCATCGGCGTTGTAATAGGCCACCTGAACGACATGGTTGTCGCAGCACAGGAAGCCTACAAAGAGGACGGCTGGAAGGGTCTCGGGAACGCAATTCTTGAGCTGGATAATCCAATCAGTGCCATCATCAAAAAGTTTGGGCAGCTTGGCAGCGCGGCTGTTAGTGCACTGGATAAGGCAAGCTACTATCTTAACAAGGCACTTGGAAAAAATGCTTACGCAGGGTACGACAACTACGACGACTACAAGTCAGACAAGCAAAAGCAAAGCAACAGGGACCGGCTACGGCAGAATGCTCTTTCCGGCAAAAGCGTAAGCAACAAAAGTTGGTCTGAGCGTCAGGCAGAAGCAGCGGCCGCGAGTGGAAGCGGCGGCAGCTCCATCGTTACAAGTCCTTCCAGTTCCTCCGGCAAGAGCACCGGCGCAAAATCCAAAACCGAAACCGTCATAGCGTCCGTGACGCACACCGCAACCACCACCGCACAGAACGCGCTGGGCGCTGTGACAACGAGCGTTGAGACACTGCAGGAGAAGGTCAAGGACGCAGCGGGCAAAATCAAAGACCGCGTGACCGAGACCACTACCGAGACCGGTAAAGAGATGGTCAACGGCGTTGCTACCACCTATACGCTTGTGACCAAGAAAGTTACGGACACGAACGGCAAGATAAGCACCACGACCAAGAAGGTCTACGCCGATATGTCCAAGACCCTGCTTGGCACCCTGACCACCATTGCGGAAAAGACCTTCAACGGCATCACCACCACCACGCAGCAGGCCGTGGAGACCTACGCGGACGGAAGCCAGCACATCAAGACAACTGCCACCGAGACCGGCGAGCGCATCGTGGACGGCGTGCGGCAGACCTACACCAAGATCATCAGCTACGTTGACGGCGTGCAGGACAAGGTGACAGAGACCGCGCAGAACATCGACAAGAGCATCAAGGCGACCCAAAAGCGCATTGAGGAGAATCTGAGCAAGGCACAGCAGCAGTTCAACAGCGGGATCTTCAAACTGGGTAAAAACCTGTACACCGACCTCAAAAATCAGGACTTGGCGGCGCTTGGTCTGGATATCGTCAACATGATGTGGGGCGAGGTGTCACAGGAGCAGCGCGAAGTCCTGTCCGACTGGGCAAACAAGGCGCTGGAAGCCATCAACGAGGCGTATTCCGGCGGCGGTCTGAGCGAGGCGTTCAACGCTTTTAAGCAGATCATGTCCAACGGCATCAAAGCAGATGCAAACGGCGTCACAACGGACGTTAAGGGCTTGAGCAAAGTGTTTCAGGATCTGGGCATCAATGTTTCCGACGTTGGCAGCAAGATCATGGGCGTGCTGAACACCATTGGCTCCGGCATGGGCAGCTTTGCCCTCAACGCGGGCACGGATATTGCAAACCTTGCCGGGAGCATGGGCAGTCTGGGCACAATCGCAGAGGGCGTAGGCGGGCTGATTGCAAAGGTGGGCAGCCTGATTATCTCGAACCCGGAAGTTGCCGCGATCATCGCCATTGTGGCGGGCGTGGCGGCGCTGGGCGTTGCGATTTTTGCGAAGTTCGGCAAGGGCAAGAGCAGCGGCACTACCAGCACGCAAAAAGCACCATCCTACAAGGACATTCAGGACGCCTACTGGTACGGTAACGAGCGTGCCTTTGCGGGCTACGATTACCGCACCGATCCCTACGTCATGAACCCGGACAACAATGCCATGCTGGCATATCAGTCCAAAATGCAGGCGCAGATGGAGCGGCTCTACGGTGTGGTTGAGAAATATCTGCCGGAAGCCGGAAACAGCGTGATCGCGCTTGACGGCGAGCAGGTAGGACGCATTATCACCCCAAGCGTAAACAGAAGCCTGGGAGACCTTACAGTGCTGAGCGAACGAGGAAACTGATATGTACGAGATCTACGCATACCCCTACGGCAACCCGGATGCAAAGCTGCTGCTTTATCGTCCCAACGACCCGCAGGCGCTGGTGCTGTCCCCCAAGCTGACCCGCGAGGTCAGCAAGGGCGGCAGCCTTGTTTTTACCATGACGCGGGATCATGCACAGTACGATATGCTGCAAAAGCTGAGCACGGTAGTGCAGGTGCGGCGGGATGGCAAAGAAATCTGGCGTGGACGGGTACTGAAGCATGAAGCCGATTTTTACAACCGGCGGGTGGTGTACTGCGAGGGTGCGCTGAGCTATTTCAACGATAGCAGTATCACCCCCTTTAACTACAAGGGCACGCTGCGCCAGTTTTTGCAGCACCTGATCGACGCACACAACGATCAGGTGAAAAGCAAGATGAAATGCTTCCAGCTTGGCACCGTGACGGCGGCGCTGGGCAACCTTGTGGTGCAGTTCGGCGATGCCGACCAATACGGCGTTGGCGAGGACTACGGCAAAGTGTGGGACATTCTGGACAAGCTGGTGCTCAAGGTGTTCGGCGGTTACTTCTACTGCGGCTTTGACGCGGCTACCGGCTACAACGTGCTGAACTATTGCGATCAGGCAGTGGAAGCCAAGCGGCAGACCGCCCAGAAAATCGAGTACGGACGCAATCTGCTCAACCTGAGCGAAACCACAGACGCCACCGACCTTTATACCCGCATCTATCCTATCGGCAACAAGCACACAGTGGACACCTCCAAGTGGTACTACAAGCTCATGTGGTGGCGGGACCCCTCCAAGGATAAGCACGAAGAGCGTTGGGGCATCATGGAAGCAGATGCCGCTACCGTTGCGCAGTATCTGCCTGCATCGGGCTACTCTTACAACTTGGAAGAGGGCTGGATCCAGAACGACACCGCGGTGCAGAAGTTTGGCATCATTACCCGCATCGTGGAACTTGACACCGACAGCGCAAACGACACCTTTGCAGCCGGTGTGCAGGCATTGCAGCAGAACTACGCTATGAAGACCAGCTACGTCATCCGGGCGGTGGATCTCGTAGACGCAGGCTACGATACAGACCGGCTGGATTTTTCCATGTACTCCCATATTATCAGCAAGCCGCACAGTGTGGATGCCGTCATGCTCTGTACCAAGCTGGTGGAACCGCTGGAAAAGCCTGCGCAGAAAGAGTTCACATTTGGCATGACCCGCCGCACCCTGACAGACCGTCAGGTGGCCCATATGGGCACGACAAA